GGGCGCACCACCTAAGCTTGTCGACGTTTACATCAATATTCGCATGCATTGGGTTCTGGCTTGTGATTTGGTGAAATTGTATGGATCTGAGAAAATGCATTCCGGTGAACCTTTTACATTAATTGGTAATACTATTTTTGGAATGCTAGTTATTGCTTTTTGTATACGCTTTACTCTTTTAGTTTTCGCTGTGTTTAAGGGTGATGATTCTGCCATTCGTGCTACTGACATATCTTTTGAACTGTTTTCGTCTGATTGGACCGGCGGTCGTGGTTTGCAATTAAAAGCCGAATATCCTTGTCATATGGAGTTTGCCGGTATGTTAATTACACCTTATGGCTTCTTTCCAGATGTCATTCGTAAAGTTGTAAAATTTTTGTCTACTGTTTTTCGTGACCGTGCTCATTATCAATCATCTGTTATTAATCTTAAAGCTGATCTCCAGTGTATACTTTCTGCCGAACATATATCTTTTGGTTCATCTGCTCTTGCACAATATTATAATGAAGTTAATCGTACAAACAAAATAAATGGAGATTTCGTTCGACAATGTCTCTCTTTCTTATATCATCAAACTACTGTTGATTATGCTGACCTCGTTGATGTGGAATCGGAGATTTTCAGTATTTATTCTGACTATCCTGATAACACATCTCATTATAGGGGTCATTTTTATATAACTTCTTTTTAATTTACAACTACAATGTCAAATGTCTCGTTACCGACAGAGACTTCCCAGGGTCGTGCATGGGTCGAAAAATATCTGCACCCTCCCTCCGTTACAAAGTCTGACTTTGTTGCCTGCCCAGACAACAATCTCAACCCTGTTACAACACTCAATTTTGAAACAATCACCAATATCCCCCTCAGTTGCACCATCGGAGCAACTGTCCACCCTATCGACGAAGTCTTCTTTCTTCAGACAACTGGCGCGAGAGTCATCTCGTTCGTCTTCGTTCGAAGTATTGGATTCAACGGCGGTGAGTGGTTCCAGCACCCCCAACAACCAGCAATACTTAATGATTCCTATAATTTTCTCTCCAACTGGGATTCCGATGTTTCACTGCAGCGTATGTCTTACAAATCATGCACTTATTATTTGAATTCTACTGCTTTCAATGATCAAGGTACTGTTACTATTGCTCAAACCCGTCCTGACATTTATAATTTTATTGGTCCTACCATACCACCATTACCACCACCACCACCACCAAGAACCGAAACATTTCAACCAACTTCTCTTGGTCATGCTGATGTTAATTTTGATGATATCCATTTAGTTCGACGTCTCAACGGTGAATTTGATTACAACTGTCAAGTTATAGATTTGGGTGATATTTCTGGTGCTTCTAATTCTGGAGCATTTGTACCTTCTACACCAACTCAAATACAACAATCATCTCCTCGAGCAGTTACACATCTCGCCCGACAAGGTGCTTTTGTTCCTCAGCATTGGTCTCAACCCATTAATCGATTTTATAATAATGATGACAACGGTTCTGGTTCCACTAATTCCTTGATACAAACTTTTGTTCGTTTTACAACTTCTGATCACAGTCAACACACTATTCGACTTATCGCCAAGAATCAAGCCGATGGTAATATACCTGACGTTTTTACTCTTGATAATTGTGCTGATACTACTTGGTCTGATTTTACTTTTTCTTTTGTATACTTTAGTGCTTTGTCTACACAACCCGCTCTTTCTACTGTACTCATATCTCCAGCTTATATCACCGTTAAATCTATTTACGGTATTGAAGTTCAACCTCGTGTTAAGTCATCACTTGTTTTCTTTCAGGAAAATTCACCTATACCTGATGATCGTGCACTTCATGTTGCTGCTGCTATAGTACATCAGAAACCTGACGGTTTTCCATCTTCTGCCAATGATTTTGGTTCTATTCTTGGTTTAGTTACTACTTTTGCCCCAAAGGTTTTTGATTGGTTGTCACACGCTTTTTCAAAACCATCTGTACCCGTTCGTGCTCCGCAACGCAAAAAGACGTCTCGCATACCGACTTTAAAAGGAACTGCTCGACCTTTACCTGCTGTTTACAAAGACAATTCCAAGCAATTAGCTCAATTAACTCGTGCTGTTCATAACATGACCTTGATGCGTGACGCACCTGTTCGTGCTAAACAACGTCGTGTTCGTGTTGACAAATCGCTTATTGTTCCTCGTGCTAATTATCAAGCTGCACTGAACCGCGTTCAGAATGTTAAACTTGCAAATACCTCTCGTATACCTCGCTTATCAACATCTATACCAACCATCAAAACCAATTTACCCAAGAAATTTTCCAATCGATTGTAATATCGTACAGCGCCTTATTTAATGGGGTTTTTCTTTATAAAACAGTTACACTGCTATTCAAACTTTGTACTACTAATCTTCAAGATTTAGAACATTACGCTTATTAGTAAGCTCATTCTTTATCCGCAGGCAATCATACCTAGTCTGTTTTATACTTATGGCTTCTCAATCTGTATCTTTCGATTCAACACCTGAACTCGTTACACTATGTTCAATCTCTCGGTCACCGGTTAAATATTTGTCTTATTGCACCTGTTCTGTGCGTCATATTTTTGATAAAGTCAATTTTCTCAATTGGGCTTTTCTCAAAAACCAAAATCATGAACCATTAACCTGCCCAGTTTCTCGTGAACTGACAGACATTGTTGATGGCGCTGATGTTGATTCTGACTTAACTGATGAACTGATTGACAATGATCAACCTGATTTTCCTTCAGATGTTGCTGCTCGTTTATTTATTACCGATCATTTAGCTGATGAAGTTTACACTTCTGCCTACAATTCTTTTGTTCACCAAGTCGATCAAGACTTACAACATGAGATGACTCAACGTGTTTTTGAACGTGTTCAAGAACCTGTTCGTTATGTACGTATTATTGCCGGTGATGTTCGTTCACAACTTGTTCGTTCAACTGGTTGGCATTCCGGTGTTTCTGTCTTCTCTTGTAATATCCTCTTCGATCGCAATATTTTTGGTCGTAGTGCTTATCGTCGTGAACTTGTTCAAACAATGGAAGGTCTTCGTCGTCGTTTTGAACTGACCTACAATCTCTATGATGAATATGTCAATTATTCAACTTATGAGATACATACGGATCAAAATATGAATGACTTATTGATCAATATGGCTTTCCTTCGTATATTAGTTATAAATATACAGGTTATAGACGGTGGGTTTTCTCACGTCTTTGTCGTCAACGTACTACCTTTTACTTTATCCGGTAGTTCTGTTGCAACGCACTTTGGAGCTTAATCTCCGGTGCTTAAAGTTATTGTGTTAAGACACACTGAGTATGCACCCAGCCCTCAGTTCTCACAATATACTTCGTTATTTTACGGTTTTTCTGGGTTTTCCGTTTTATAATTTATTTCCTACTCGTTATAGGAAACTGAGCTTTGCTCGCCACCACTTAAGTTTCGCTGTTGTCTCAGTGTACATTTATTCAATTATTAACAGAGGTAACGCACTTGTGGAGTGCTGATCG